TTTTGGTTGGGCCCCTATCATGCGAGACATTAACAATGCGATGCAGGTCCTTACGGAACTGGATCACTTGTTATTCCCGCCTGAGTCTACACGACGATTGAGATCGCGTGAATTGGTGAACCGGCAGCAATCTACGATTGCTCGAACGAATTTATCAGTCTACGGACTGATGAATCCTACCGGTACAGGAAATGCTACCCCACGGTTTCAGATTAATCGCCGCTCACAAAGCGGAACGACTAGTCCGACTCCTTCAGGTGCTTTCATGGACACCATTCACGCTTCCAGAGAAACGATAGATATCAGAACAACCGTCCGGTTCCAAACCAATCTTATCCCCACAGCCTCTAACAACGGCTACGTGGACAGATTGAGGGACCTTCTCGGATTGAAACTGACACCTGAAGTTATCTGGGAACTCACTCCTTGGTCATGGTTGATAGACTGGTTCAGTAACATTGGACTAGTAGTGGAGAATCTTTCGAATCTTCACGCTTCTAATCTCATCCTGAACTACGCGTACTCTACCATCTGCCGCGAGGCAGTTGATAGTAGTGTTACGAGTAGGCCTGCGCTGACGTCCGCATCCACTGGCTACCGCACCTGGGAAGGTGATGTAGTCACGAAATACGAGACGTGGCAAAAGGTAAGGCTGAAAGCCTCACCATACGGGTTTGCCACCACCCTGAATTCCCTCACGGGAAGTCAATGGGCGATCCTAGTCGCACTGGGCCTTGCCCGGCAGCGATGATCACACACACAATTGAATAACAATTCAACAGGAGGAAATCATGGCTTTTGCCGACCCGCAGTCTGTCACAATCGGAACCGTTCCTGGTGCCGTTAGTTTGCCCCGTGTAAACGGGGCTGGAGAACTTGGTAAGTTCTCTAACTACGACGCCAAGACGGTTCTCACCGTCGGTACTACCTACGGTAAGCGAACGCGCCACTCGGCGCGTCTGACTTATTCGAAGGTTGTTACCGATCCCCTCATTGCCACGACTAACGTCCTGGTTCTGGGTGGAGTAACGGTGACGATTGATGTGCCGCCGTCGGGTTTCTCTGCAACTGAGCAGAAGGAACTCGCCTCGGCACTGATCACTCATCTGACCGCCTCTACCAACG